CTATATCTACTCAGACGCCAACTGGAAGTTCATCAATTACACCAACTCCAACATCTACAATCCCTGTAACCCCAACGATAACATCATCACCAACACCTACCGAAAGTTGTCCTAATACAATTTATACTCATGGGGCAATTTTAGGTACTTGTAGTGATTATTGTAACAACAATTATAATATCACAGTTCAAGATTGTTCAAGTCAACCTTATTCAACTCTAACAATTGGTGATTTCATTTATGGTTATTCGGGTCAAAGTGGATATCTCGCATATTCAAATGTATCAACAGACACATCAACTGGTCCGTTCTTGATTGCGGATATAGATGGTTCAGGTGAAATACTTGGAATCTATGTTTGTTCAGGTGGAAGTTGTATACCTCAATAAAAATAATATTTATAGATATGGACTATACACCAAAAAATATTCGTGAGAATCTTAGTGATTTGAGATTAGTGTTCCCAAGTATCATGAACAACTTAAAGTTCATTAAATTTTTTACCAAGAAATTAGAGAATGGCAAGTAAGAAAAAAATAGAAGTTGATGTTGATATAGAAGTCAACTCCGAACCGTCCCTCAAACAGTTAAGAGAACTCAAAAAACAACTTAAAGAAACTGCCGCTGGTTCAGCAGAGTTCAACAAACTCGTTGCACAAATCAGAGATGTAGAAGACGCACTTGAAGAAAGTAAGGTAGGTGCTGAGGATTGGGCTGGTTCATTGGAGAAAGCGGGTGGTCCATTGGGACTATTGGGTAAGGGGATTAGACAAGCGGAGATTACCTTCTCATCATTCAACACTGCTCTAAAAGCGTCGGTGATTGGTCTCGTTGTTGCGGCTATCGGTGGTCTTGTTGCGGCGTTCAGTCAGAGTGAAGCAGCACAAAAGAAATTACAACCAATCTTCATCGCATTTGAAAAAATCTTAGGTGGTATATTCCGTGCTATGGAGCCGTTACTCGATATTTTTATTGAGTTAGCGATGACCGCTCTCCCCTATGTTACAAAGGGGATTGGAATGTTTTATTCTGGTCTATTTGGTCTATTCACATTTATCAAAAATGTTGGTCAGGGTGTTATCAATATTCTCAAAGGAATATTCACACTTGATTTTGAACAAGCACAAGTAGGTTTTGACCAACTTAAAAACTCTGTTTCAGATGCGGCAGGTGCTGCTCAGGAGGCGTACAAAAGATTCACAGATGGAACTAAGGAGTTAACAAAGACAGAGAAGGAAGAAATTGAAAAAAGAAATGCTGCAAAGAAAACTGAACAAGATGAACAGGACAAGAGGAATAAAGAAGCGTTAGAAAAACAAAAGAAAAATCTTGATGCACAGATACAACTTGAAGTAAACAAAGACAATACCTCAAAAGAAAATCTCAAAAAACTTCTTGATGAAAGAATGAATTTGGAGATGAGAAGTCAGACCATGACTGAGGCAGAGAAAGAACTTTTGAGACAAGAGTATGCCAAAAAGTTGGATGACGCAATAAAAGAAGATGAGACCAAGAGACAAGAAACCGAAAAGAAAAAACTTGAAAGAAGAAGTAGAGAACTCGATGCTCTCATCCAACTTGAAATAGAGAAAACAAATACTTCAACATCAGAACTTCAAACACTCCTTGACCAAAGGATGAATATCGAGTTACAGAATGTTGAACTTACAGAAGCGGAGAAAAATGTAATCCGTGCGAAGTATGCCAAACAACTCGCTGACGCAATCAAGACAGACGAGGACAAAAGAAAAAAAGATAGACAAGACCAATTACTCAATGAACTCTCATTAGTTAGTGATGACTTCGAGAAACAAATACAATTATACGAACAGTTTCAACAAGAAGTTAGAAACTCTGACCAACTGAACGCAGCAGAGAAACTGAAAGTAATTGAGGATACAAACAAAAAAATCCTTGAACTACAACAACAGAGATTTCAACAACAGAGATTACAAGATGAAATAGATTCTCAGGAAGGAGAAATAACACAAATAGATTTACTTCAAAAAGAGAAGGCGAGATTAGACCAAGAAGCACTTTATTACCAAGACCTTCACAACAAGAAAAAAATTACTGATACTCAGTATCTACAATTCGTAAAACAAAACAATCAAGCACAACAAAATGTTGATAAGGCATTGTTGGATGCGAAGATGGCGAATTTCCAAGCAGTATCAGGACTATTGTCCGCAACTGCATCACTCGTAGGAGAACAAACAAAGGCGGGTAAGGCACTCGCAATCGCATCTGCAACAATTGATACCTATGTATCAGCAAACAAGGTACTCGCTGACCCAACCCCAATGCCGACAGTTCTGAGATTCGCTCTTGCGGCAGCAGCAATTGTTCGTGGTCTCGTATCCGTTAAGAAAATTGTTGATACAAAATTACCTGTATCAGGTGGTGGGACAGCAGGTCAACCTGGCGGACAACCATCCAACCAACCTCCTGGTATCATCAATGTTTCAGCAAAGAAAATGGCGACAGGTGGATTCGTTTCAGGACCAGGAACATCAACATCAGATTCAATCCCTGCACTTCTTAGTGATGGGGAGTTTGTTGTTAACGCTCGTTCAACTCAGTTATTCAAACCATTATTAACCGCAATTAATGACGCAGGAGCACTACCACAGTTTGCAGTAGGTGGAATGGTTAAAGGTCAGAATCAACCACAACAAGATAATAGTTCAAGGATTGCGGAAGTAATTCAACAGACATTCCAAAACCAACCAATTAGAACATTCGTAACGGCGACAGATATATCAAATCAACAACAATTTGATAGAGTAATTAAATCTCGTTCGTTGATATAAAAATTGGAACATTTTAATAAAACAAATATTTATAGATAATGAATCCTACTCGTATTATTGAACTTTTTATTGATGATGAGTTCGAGGAAAGTGGTATTGAAGCAATCTCACTTGTATCAAGACCTGCTCACGATGAGCAGTGGATTGCTTTTGGTCACGATGAAGAAGTTGAAAAGTTAGAACCCAAATACAATATTGTATCAGATGACTTCTGTTCACACAACCCAAAATTAGACCAATTAGGAGAACCTTATCATCAATTGATAGATGAGGGTTGGGAAGTAATTAAAGTCGAAAAAATCACACCTATGATGGTTCAGAAGATGAACCAAGAGAGGTTCTCAGAACCCAACGAACCATCATTCTTAGATAATGACCAATATAGAGTTAGATTCAAATATGTAGGTCCAAGAGACCCGAAGAATAGACAATTCTGTTCTGATATGTTATCCATGAATAGAGTTTATAGACAAGAAGATATTGATGAGTTAACTGATTCAGTTGCTAATGAAGAATTTGGTTTCTATAACATCTTTTTGTGGAGAGGTTCATTTAACTGCCGTCACACTTGGGTTAGATTATTATACGCACCGACTGGTAAAATTAGAAACTCAGGTTCATCAACAAGAGGTGTTGAAGATACAAGTGCTCAGTCATCAAATCTTCAACCCGATACAAGAACAGAAACAACAATCAACTCACCAAATCCATCTAAACAATGGAAACCTGGTATGCCAAGAACAGGTCCAAATCTTTTTAAGAAAGATGAAATGGGACTTGAAGATGCTTGTTGGGAAGGATATGAACCAATCGGGACTAAGATTCTTGATGGTAGAGAAGTTCCAAACTGTGTTCCAATTAAGATGACTGAGGATGATTTTGCAGATACAATATCTGACTACCCTGAGGGTGTTAAGAACGCAGCAAAAAGTGCTGTTGAATATGCAGACAAAAACGGATGGGGTTCTTGTGGTACAGGTGTAGGAAAACAGAGAGCATCTCAACTTGCAAAAGGTGAGAACATCTCAGTGGATACATTAAAAAGAATGTATTCATACCTATCAAGACACAAGACAGATTTAACCAAATCAAAATCATATGATGATGGTTGTGGTAAATTGATGTATGATGCGTGGGGTGGTGAAGCAGGACTCAAATGGTCAGAAAGAAAACTGAAACAATTGGAGAAGGAAAAAATGACCTTCGCAGTTGCGGATGAAGACAAACAAATCCTTGTGGGTGCAGCGATGGTGCCAAACAAAATGATTCACAGATACGATGACTTGGGGAATATGTACTATGTATATTTTTCCAAAGCGTCAATCCGTAAAATGGCAGACCGTTTCCTCAAACAGAAACGCACTGACGAAACCTCCATAGAACACAACGGCATTAAGTTAGGTTCAGACAAAGTTTACATTACAGAATCTTGGGTTTCAGAAGACCCTATCAAAGACAAATCAAATATGTATGGTTTTGAACTACCATCAGGAACATGGTTTGTTCAGATGCGAGTTGAGGACAAGAAGATATGGAAATTAGTAAAAGATAATATGTTAACTGGATTTTCCGTAGAAGGATTATTCGGTAACAAATCTGTTTTCTCAAAAGAAGACAAACAAATAAACCAAATAAAGCAAATACTTAAATCAATAACAGATGAATAGTAAACAAGCATTAGACAGGATTATGAAAATCCTAAATCTAACTACACAAAAATTTTATGAAGCGAAAACCGACCAGGGAATTGCAGTTAAAATTGATGGTGAGTTGGAGTTGGGTGCTCCAATCTATGTCGCAACGGATGAGGGTATGATACCCGCTCCCGCTGGAACGCACAAACTCGATGATGGTTCTGAAATCGAAGTTGATGAAGAAGGAAAAGTATCCAAAATTAAAATGGGTGCAATGCCTGACGCAAAACTCGAAGACAAGAAAGAAGAAGAATCAATCAAGGATGAGAATATGTCTGAGAAGTTCGCTGATGTTAAGATGAAAGACGGAAAGGTAGTTAGAGTTGAAGGTGAAGAACCAATGGTTGGTTTGATGGTGAAACTCGTTAACTATGATGGAACTCTTACAGCAATAACAGATGGAGTTTACGAAGCTGAGAATGGAAAGAAAATCAACATTGTTGGTGGT